CTGGTGCTAATATTGCCGGATTTGAGAAGGTAGTAGATGCTATGTTAGCACAGGGTGTGTGCTAATCAATAAAAACGAACCCCGGAAATTCAATGTTTCCGGGGTTTTATTGTGCGTATTTTTACAGTGAGTGTTCGTAAGTTTGAGTAAAAATTTGATAGTAATATACTGGCAATATACTTATAATATACACGCAAGATACAAACGATTTTGCATAATATACGCATAATATACTTGGTTTTTTGCACTGTTTTAGAATATTTATACAGTAAAAGGGAGGCATGACCTCCCTTAAATTTTGTTGACTTCATCAATAAGCTGTTGTGTGGTTTTATGTGTGTACACTCCCTTTGTGACATTGTTTTTCATGCTGTGACCCATTATGAGTTTGATGCAAACCTCATTCGCTCCGGCATCATCCATGAGAGATGCGAACGTGTGCCGGCCATCATGGGGAAGATGTTTCATGTTGAGTTTATTCATAACTGTATTGAAATTCGCACTAACATAGGAACCGTATGTGTAGTGATTGCCATATTTGTTGTTTACCAGAAATCTACGGTTGGCATTGTACCGGTTCTTTACGAGAGGCAGGATTTTGTCTGCAATAGGAATAACTCTGTCTATTCCGGCTTCTGTTTTCATTCCTCCAATCATATATTGTTCGTCCAGATGCACATTATCCGTGGTTATCTCTAACAGTTCGGTAGGACGCAGACCTGTATAGATTGTAATGAGGATGAGGTCAACATTGTTTACCACATACAGTTTGCTCCACAAGGTTGCAATCTCCTCATTCGTGTATCTGCTATGAATCTGTTCTTCCGGGTTTACCCATGAGTAAACAAAAAACTGTGACAGATCTTTTTCTATATAGTTGTTCATCAGGGCGTACTTGTACAGATTATTGAGAACGGTTCGGATATTAGAAACGGTGGAATTTGATTTACAGGTCCATTTGTTGATACATTCCTGGACTTCATCAGTCCGCAGAGCATTAAATTTCTTGTGGTGCAGATCGGACAGATGATTAAAGGCAATTTCGTAGTTTCTCCATGTGTTTGAAGATATTTTGTCCGGCAGAGCTTTCCTATAATTTTTCCACTTCCCGTACATCTCTGCAAATGTGGGAGTCTCGGCATATCTGATGTGCTCCGCAACGACATCCGCATTATTCAATTCAGATAAGTAAGAGTAGGCGTGCTCCTGTTTGGCAAAATATTCAAGGTACTTAAATGTCTGACGGTAGGAGATGGAATACTCATATCCCTCTTCCTGCATAAGATCCTCAGCGAATGACAACACTGGTTCCGATGAGATGGCAGACCAAACCTGTTTTCTCCATTGCCATTTGAAATTGTATCGGACAAAATCTCTCAGAATGTTTGACGGCGGTTCTTTCGGAGCATCAATTTCTACAAATTCAGAAATTTCAGAAGTTCGGACGGCATAAGGCTTACGCCTCTTGCCTTTTAGTTTGATTACACTACCGTAACCGTTTGGCAGACGCATAATATCATCCTCCTTTTTCCTAAAAATGGGCGTAAAAATGCCCGGTATATTGTTTTTCTACCGGGAAGATGATATAATGCAAGGTGTTCAGACGAGCATACATCGGCTTTCCGGTGTGTGTTTATAGATACCGTCTCTGTTGGTAGCAGAGGCGGTTTTCTATTTTAGTATTTCTGTCGGTTTTCAACGACTCTGCCAATGATTCTCACTGGCTTATTCTCAATTTCCTCATTTGAATAGAACATAGGCTCATAGGTCTGATTAAAAGGAATGAGTCTGATTCCACTAGGGAACTTTGCCAACTTTTTGCAAGTGGCACTGTCTCCATTGACTAACACAATGACAAGATCTCCTGATTCTGCATAGTTCTGTTTGCGGACAATCACAACATCCCCATTGCAGATACGAGGTTCCATTGAATCTCCCTTTATTTTTAGAGCGAAGAAATCTCCGGTATGAGCCAATTCCTCTGATATTTCCTCATAATCTATAACATCCTCAATGGCTTCAATAGGTATTCCGGCAGCCACATTACCAAGAACCGGTATGCGGATTGCTTTCTTAGCCATCCTCACTTTCTCAGGAGAAACAGATACTTTCATATTATCATCTAATTGATTAAAAAGTTCGTCGAAACTCATAAACATTCCATTTGCCGCTTTCTTTATTGTTGCCATGGACGGAACAGGCGGTTCTCCTGTTTTCGGATTGAGATTATTTTCAAGCTGGGATATGTAGCCTTTACTCAAACCACTAGCTTTCGCAAATCTATCCATACTCATGCTATTTTCTTCTCTATATGCCCTTATTATCTGCCCTAATGTCATAAGAAAACCTCCTTTCAATGTTTAGTCCATTATACAATGCACGGAACAAAAAGTCAATTTTTTTGTAAAATGTGCTTGACAATAAATGTTTAGTCGGCTATACTCAAATTGTTCAGTCGAGCAAACATCGGACAAAGAAAGGAGGCGCAGTAATGGCGTATCGAATCAGAGAACTTAGAGAAAAGAAGAAACTTACCCAGGAACAGTTAGCTCAAATGTCTGGCGTAAGCAGAACAACCATAGTTCTGCTTGAAAACAACGAAGAGCATGAGGCTATGGTCGGTACTCTGAAATCGTTGGCGGCGGCTTTGAATGTCCCTGTCAGCAAACTTTTTACCCAAAAAGTTTAGTCGAGCAAACATGAAAAGGATAATCCACAACGAACTAAGGCACAGCAAAACGAACAAAACGAGGTAAGAAGCAATGAACAGTGAGAGAGTAACACCAAAAAATGCAGCAAAAGAGTTGCAAATGGATGTGATTACGCTCCGTGAACTTATGAAAAGGGAGAAATTGCCTATTGGATATGCCATAAAGCGAGAGGGTAAATCCAAGTGGGGATTTTACATATATCGCCACCTTTTGGATCAGGAGAAAGAACGACTTGGTATAGGTTAAGCATCCGCAAGGATTGTTTAATAGATATTTTTTAAGGAAAGGAGACGCACCATGAGAAAAGGTACAGTTAAATGGTTCAACGCCGCAAAGGGCTATGGTTTCATTACAGGCGAAGATGGAGTTGACGTGTTCTGCCATTTCAGCGCATTGCAGATGGACGGTTACAAGACTCTCGTAGAGGGGCAGCCCGTAGAATTTGATGTTGTTGACGGAACCAAGGGACCGCAGGCATCCAACGTAACAGTAATTCAGTAGCAGTTTAGGGGTAAGGCATTGCCGAACCCCATAAACAGAGAAAGGAAAATCCACCATGAAGATTTCAAAAATCACGATTAAGAGTCTTTTCGGAATCAAGGAATGGAGCGGAGACGGTAAGAATATTGAACTTGTCGGAGATAACGGAACCGGTAAAACATCCATTATTGATGCAATCAGATACCAACGCATCAGACCGTGAGTACATTATCAAAAACGGAGAGACAGAGGGAGAGATTTTCATTGAGACAGATAGTGGTCTCTCCATAGACAGAAAACCGAGACAGGGAATGACGGATTATAAGTCTGTAAAACAGAACGGCAATGTTGTTCCCAGTCCTGAAACGTTCCTGAAAACCATATTCACTCCGTTGCAGCTTTCTCCTATGGAGTTCATCTCTATGGATAAGAAAACCCAAAATGCAACGATTCTGGATATGATTCAGTACGATTGGAACCTTGACACGATCAAAGAATGGTTCGGAGAACTGCCGCCGGATGTGAATTATGAACAGAACATTTTAGCGGTTCTGAATGACATTCAGGCAGAAAACGGTTACTACTTCATGCACAGACAGGATGTAAACCGGGACATTCGTGCCAAGAAAGCTGTTATTGCCGATATTGGAAGTTCTCTTCCTATCGACTATGACGGAGAGAGATGGGAGAAAGAAAACCTCTCAGAACTCTATACGGAGATTGAGAAGATCCGTAAAAACAATGAAACCATCGAAAAGGCAAAACGTCTCAGAGACAGCCACGATGGAAAAATCAGAAGTTTTCAGGCAGACAAGGAAGTGAAACTGGCCGCACTCGACAGAGAGATGGCTGCACAGGAGAAAAACATTGAGAGTGAACTGGCGAAGTTGAAAGAACAGATTAAAAATCTGGAAGAGAAGAAATCCGGTCTCTCAGGTGCAAAGGCTGACAAGGAAAAAGTTATCAGTGCTGAGTATGAAGCTGCCGTTTCCAAGTATGAGGCCGAGGAACAGTCCTACGCAGAATACGCAGATATGGAAACCACACCTATTGATGATCTCATGGCAAAGGCCAACGAGACGGAGAAGATGAAAGGCCATATCAACGAATGGCGCAGAATGTTGTCCATCCAGGAGGAAGTAGCCACCTTGCAGAAAGAGTCTAATTCTCTGACAGAAAAGATTGAACTTGCAAGAACTCTTCCTGGAACCATTCTGGAAACGGCAGAGATCCCGATTGAGGGATTATCTGTAAAGGACGGAATACCTCTTATCAATGGGCTTCCGGTAAGCAATCTTTCCGAGGGAGAAAAACTGGATCTCTGTATTGATGTGGCAATTCAGAATCCGTCCGGCTTACAGATCATCCTCATTGATGGTACTGAGAAACTGTCTGAGGAAAACCGCACACGTCTCTATGAGAAGTGTAAGAAGAAAGGGTTGCAGTTTATCGCAACCAGAACCACAAGTAACAATGAATTAACAGTGATTGAACTGTAGGA